CCTCATATTTTCCCCGCGGGGATTTTTGAGGGTTGCGTTTTGCATCCGGGCGGTTCGGCTATAGGCTTGACGACTTCCCCGCACCGTTGGGTTTTCTGTGGTGCTCCTCCCCGACGAGTATCTGAGGGCTTGGTACCCCTTCAGAAGGCGGGTAGAAGTCGTCAAGTCTATAGTCGAACCGCCCGGAATGTTGTATATTCTCCCCTGGACTAGGAGGTAACTCATTGGGAGGCACCAAGAAGTCTCGGGTTTCAGGAGCAACCACCCCCGAGAAGCAGGAACACATCCTCATCGGACTAGCTTATGAGCTTGCGGAGAAGCAACTTCGGGAGGGAACGGCCTCTCCGATGATTGTTGCGCAGCTTTTGAAGCGAGGAACTCTTCGAGAGGAATTGGAACTCGCTAAACTCCGCCAGGAGACCGCGGTTCTCAACTCTAAGAAGGCTGTACTCGATTCTAGCACCAATACTGAACAACTGATGACCGAGGCAATCGCCGCCATGAGGTCTTATCAAGGGGTCGAAGACCAGTGAAGCGTACCGTCACCGAGTTGTTCCGACTCAAAACCTTCGAGGATCGTTACGAGTATCTCAAGCTCGGAGGTTCCGTCGGCGCTGATACTTTCGGTTTCGATCGTTATCTGAACCAACATTTTTATCGGTCACGAGAGTGGAAGTCGGTCCGCGATCAAGTCATCATTCGAGACAACGGTTGTGATCTTGGCGTCGACGATCGTGAGATCCAGGATCGGATTATCATACACCACATGAATCCTATGGTCGCCTCAGATCTCGAGGACTACAATCCTGATGTCTTGAACCCCGAGTACCTTATCACCACAACACACGCAACCCATAACGCTATACACTATGGGGACCGTCGATTACTAGTAACTCTTCCGCCAGAGCGGAGACCTAACGACACCATCCCATGGAGGTAGTATGGGCGTCCTTAAGGATACCAAACAGGTTTTGGGCGTCGATAAAGACGATCATTCTTTCGATGTCGACATCACAATGCATGTCAACTCGGCGTTGATGATCTTACGACAGACTGGCGTACTCCCAACCATAAGCAGGATTGTGGACGACTCGACCACTTGGGAGGAGTTGTTCCCTCCGGCCAATGGTCTCTGGGCCGTCCAGAGTTATGTGTATCTGCGCTGCCGGATCTGGTTTGATCCTCCTTCCAATTCTTTCGTTCAGACAGCCATCGAGAAGCAGATCAGCGAGCTCGAGTGGCGTCTAAACGTCTACGCAGAAAGCGAGTCAAAATGAGTTTCGATAACGCCGATGCCGTTTTGGCTCACCACGGCGTCAAGGGTATGAAGTGGGGTGTTCGTAAACAGCGGGCGACCGTAAGTTCATCCCCCAAGCCTAAGGGGCATGATGACTATAATCACGCCCATTCAGACATCGCCAACATGACGCTTTCCAACAAGGAATTGCAGCGCCGAGTCAACCGTTTGAATCTCGAGAAACAGTACAACGACCTCGTCGCTAAGAAGCAGAGCAAGTATACTAAGAAGCTTGGCGAAAAGTATGCTGAGAACTTTGCCAACATTACCATGAAGATTGCTGGGGCTGCGGCTAGCGCTGCATTCGCCTTCGCCTTCAAGGCAATTCTCGACAAAGCTATTAGTGGCGGTCTTGATGCTTCCACGGCGGACAAGATCCGTAAGGGTGTCGCGGCTGCCGGAAAGGTTCTCAAATGATCTATGACTATCCTGAGGATTTTCTGGCTCACCACGGCATTAAAGGTATGCGTTGGGGGTCCGGAAGCAGCGAACTCCCGGCGTTAATCGAAAGACAGACCGAGCAGCTCGCAAGGACGCTAAAGAATTCACCCAGGCTAAGATGTACTACGGCGAGGGCGCAGGAAACCGTCGAAAAATGATCAAGGCCAAGGTCGATCAGCGATCGAAAGACGCCGCTTATAAAAAGGCCTTCGACAACCACGTTTCGAACACCAATTGGGAGAAGCGCGGTCGGCAGGCTCGAGGCAAGCGACGCCGTCAAGACGTTAAGAACTCGGCAGGCAAGACCGCTCGAGGGATTCGGAATCTGGCGACGGGAAATACTCAATATGTTGGAACAGCGGTCCTTGCCGGAGCTGCTGCGTTCAAAGGCGCACAAATGGCCGGCGTCATACCGCCCACCGCAGATATCGCCAGGAAAGCAGCCAAAGCGGGCCGAACTGGTTATGACGCGGTTGTCAACTCCGGAGCTATGCGTCGAATGATGCATGAGATCAACATATATAATGGTCGTCGAGCGTTTAATAAACAGTTCGGCTAATCTTCAAGAAAGAGAGTCTAATGAGCGCACATTACGACGATGAGATCCTTGTGCATTTCGGAGTCAAGGGTATGCATAAGGGCGTTCGAAGAGTTAAGGGTGATCTAGTCGCTAATCCTCGTGTCGTCCGTAGTAAGCAGTTGGCGCAACCTGCGAAGCCCGTCACAGGTGTCGCAGCGGCTATGGCTTCAGCTCGACGTGCGGGTAACAAGCGAATGGAGGCCCAGAATGCTGTTCTGGGATCTCCTAAGAAGATCGTACGTGGCGAGTTGAAGAGTTCCAACCGTCGAGTGGGTAGGGTAATTCCTCGATCGTAAAAGAAAGGTCGGAGATGTCTGCTCACTTCACCGATGAGTTCCTCATCCACTATGGCGTGCCTGGTATGAAGAAGGGGCAGAAGATGTCCCCGGAAGAGAAGGCAGCCCGAGAGCGACTTCGCTACGAGAGACAAGTCGCGGCGGCCAATCGCCGGGCAGCTGCTCAACAGCGAAAAGCTAATAATGCCGCGATTCGCGCTCAGAAGAGAGCAGCCGCGCAACAGCGAAAAGCCGCCAACGCTGCTATTCGGGCTCAGAAGAAAGCTGCACGAGAGAGTAAGAAAGCGGCAGCAGCCGAAGCTAAGAAGAAACTCGAAGCTAAGCGCACGGCCGAGGCGACTCTACTTCGTTCTCACCGTATGAGCAAGTATCAAGCCGCTGTTGAGCGAGCCAACGGGAAGACTTTCCGTCCTGGGATGATGCGAACACTTCCGATCGATCGGAGTAAGCTCAATCAGCAGTTCGGTTCAGTCGCCGAGATGCGAAAGAACGCCGCCCGTCGGCGATAGTCAAAATGGAGGATGGCGATGCTCAGCAACACCGCGACGCCTAAGTACTACGGCGCTTTCCGAGCCAAGGTACTGGCGGGCGAGATTCCGGTGTGTCGGGAGATCGCTATGGAGATGAATCGGATCGACGAACTCATCGCAGATCCTAACATCTATTACGACGATCGAGCAGTCGAGGGTTTTGTTCGGTTCGCTGAGGCTGAGATGACTCTCACTGATGGTGAGGAGCTCAAACTTCTTGACTCCTTCCTTCTTTGGGCCGAACAGATCTTCGGTTGGTGGTATTATAAACAGCGCTCTGTCTACGTACCAAAAGAAGGAGGGCATGGAGGGCACTTCGAGATGCGTAAGGTCAAACTTCGCCTTACCAATAAGCAGTACCTCATCGTCGGACGAGGTGCAGCCAAATCCCTCTACGAGACCTTACTCCAGGCATACTTTCTGGTGATCGACACAAGCACCACACATCAAATCACAACCGCGCCTACTATGAAACAGGCGGAAGAGGTGATGAGTGCTTTTCGAACCGCCATCGTCCGAGAGCGTGGTCCGCTGTTTAAATTCCTGGCGATGGGTAGCCCGAACAGCACCTCCAATAAAGCACTCCGGCCTAAACTGTTCCCCTCTAAGAAGGGCATCGAGAACAACCTGACAGGTAGCCTCCTTGAGGTCCGTCCGATGACCATCGATAAACTTCAGGGTCTCAGAACCAAGATGAACACTGTCGATGAGTGGTTGTCGGGGGACATTAGGGAAGACGTTGTTGGGGCGATCGAGCAGGGCGCGTCGAAGATTCAGGATTACTTGATTCTCGCGGTGTCTTCCGAAGGAACTGTTCGAAACTCCGCGGGCGATTCCATGAAGCTCGAGCTCCTTAGTATTCTGAAGGGTGAGTTCAAAGATCCACATACATCAATCTGGTACTATCGTCTCGACGATATATCCGAGGTCGCTAACCCGGAGATGTGGATCAAAGCCCAGCCGAATCTTGGAATCACGGTGTCTTACGAGACTTACCAGCGCGATGTTGAACGAGCAGAACATGTTCCTTCGGCCCGCAACGACATTCTTGCTAAGCGGTTCGGTATCCCTATGGAGGGATACACATACTTCTTCACGTATGAGGAGACTCTACCGCATCGCAAGCGCGATTTCTGGGGGATGCCTTGTGCACTCGGGGCGGACCTATCTCAAGGTGACGACTTCTGTGCTTTCACTTTCATGTTTCCGCTGCCTCGAGGCGAGTTCGGAGTCAAGACACGATGTTATATCTCGAGTCTCACTCTCGCTAAACTCCCCTCAGCTCTGCGACTCAAGTATGATGAATTCATCGAGGAAGGCTCGCTTCAGGTCTTGGAGTGCTCCATCCTTGATATGATGGAGGTTTACGATGATCTGGATCGTTTCATCGATGATTGTCGTTACGATGTTCGTTCGTTCGGGTTCGACCCGTACAATGCGCGCGAATTCGTAGCGCGCTGGGAGCAGGAGAACGGGCCTTACGGACTCGAGAAAGTCATTCAGGGTGTTAAGACTGAATCAGTTCCTCTCGGGGAACTGAAGAAGCTGTCTGAAGAGCGGGCTCTACTCTTCGACGAGTCTCTTATGCAATTCACCATGGGTAACTGCATCACTCTCGAAGATACTAATGGTAACCGAAAACTTCTGAAGAAGCGCCGTGAAGAGAAGATCGACTCTGTTGCCGCAATGATGGATGCTTTCGTCTCCTACAAGCTAAACAAGGAGGCATTCGAATGAGTGATTACCTTTCGCACCATGGTGTCAAAGGTATGAAGTGGGGTGTTCGAAAAGACAAAGATAAGGCTCATCGACAGAGCGCGATGTCCGGTTACACCGAGGTTGCTCAAAAAATTAGAACAAGCGAGAAAACTGTCGACACGAAAAGTTCTAAAGGTGTAAACGTAAAAGCCGGAAGTACTCTCTACCGAACACATCGAGCTAAACAAGGTAAAAAGCTCGGGGACTATTCCTATTTTAGTACAAACGGCACAGACGCTGCTCAGTATCGTGGGATCATGCCTTCGATGCGGGAGGGTGTTGGGCGTAAAAAGTATAACAAGAAATGGGTTGAGTCTACATATAAAACCACTAAAGATTTAAAGGCTCCTTCTGCGAAAGAGTCATACGAGATCTTTAACAAGGTCATGAACGAACCTGTCATGCATGTTGGTCGAAAACACCAAGCAATCCTTGGACGGGAGTACATAAACTCGATGTACTATCCGCAAGTTTTCACCGACAATACATATCACAAATTCTTGGCCGTCCAGTTCATGAAGAATCATTTCAACGATGCATTCCTCAAAGAGGTAAAGAGTCGTGGTTACAATGCGCTTCAAGATTTCAATGATGTCGGGGGTGTGAGCAAATCTCCAATCATCTCGTTGGATCCTGACGGTTCTGTTCGTGAAGTCGGTCGCAGGGCGCTTTCCGCGTGGGACATCAATGAGTCTCAGAAGAACCTTAAAGCATTCCGTTAACCTAGGGAGAGCTGAACGAATTGGCTGAAACTTTTGGCGCCAGGTTAGCCCACGCCTGGAATGCTTTCACAGGTCGGGGCGATCCTAAAGAGTATTGGAATTCGGGACCGGTCACAACACTACGTCCTTCATCTGTTACTCGGCGACTAATCCCAAACGATAAGTCGCTCGTAAAGACTATCTACAACCAGATAGCCATCGATGTGGCGGCTGTTAACTTCCGACATGTCCGTGTGGATCAAAATGGTAGATTCCGCGCAGAGATACCTTCGGATCTGAATGACTGCTTGACAGTTGCTCCCAACCTCGATCAGACGATCAGACCTTTTATTCAGAGTCTCGTACTGAGTCTGTTCGATGAAGGTGCCGTAGCACTCGTTCCGGTTGATACCACTCTGGACCCGAAGGTGACGGAGTCGTATGACATTCGTTCGATGCGAGTCGGGCGGATAGTTGACTGGCGACCTCGCCACGTGACTGTTGAAGTCTATAACGATGCCGACGGGCAGAAGCATGAAATCCTGATGCCCAAGAGCGCAGTCGCGATCATCGAGAATCCCATGGCTGATGTGATGAACGGACCGAACTCCACCATCTCACGCCTTCAGCGGAAGCTTTCGATTCTCGATTCCATCGATGAGGCCGCCGGTAAAGGTAAGCTCGATCTCATCATCCAGCTTCCATACGTCATCAAGTCTGAGGCCCGACAGGAACAGGCCAAGAAGCGCCAGCAGGCTATCGACGAACAGCTGACGAACTCGGCTCATGGTATCGTGTACACTGACGGTACCGAGAAGATCACTCAGCTCAACCGTCCTGCCGAGAACAACCTTCTCGATCAGATCAAGTTCCTGAACGAGGAGTTGTACAACCGTCTAGGAATGCCGGCGGACGTGTTCCAGGGTAAAGCCACCGAAGAGATGATGCTTAACTACTGGAATCGTTGTGTGGAACCCATCGTTGCGGCTATTGCCGATGCGATGAATCGCGCATTCCTTACCAAGACTGCCCGCACGCAGGGCCAGCGAGTGATCTACCAGCGAGATGTGTTCCGTAACACGACGATTACTGGTCTGTCGAATGTCGCCGACATTCTGATTCGTAATCAAGTGCTTACAGGTAATGAGCTTCGACCGGTATTCGGTTTCCCACAATCTGATGAGCCTATTGCTGACCAGTTGGGTAACCCCAACGTTAACCAACTCGATGCGTACAACACGCAGGCGGATCAATCGGTCGATGTGGATCCGTCCTACTATGACGAACAGGAGGAGTAGTCAAAATGGGAGTTTCGAAGCGAGACTTCGACTTCAGTGGCTACGCCACACGAAATGACCTGCGATGCTCCGACGGTCGAACTATTCGTTCGGGGGCGTTTGTCGATAACGATGGTGGAACCGTTCCACTGGTCTGGCAGCACGGGCATAACTCGCCCGACAACGTGTTGGGTCACGCGCTGCTGGAGAACCGAAACGATGGGGTCTACTGCTACGCCAAGTTCAACAATGGTGAGCAGGCTAAGACCGCCAAGGAGCTTGTGAAGCACGGGGATGTGGACAGCCTCTCCATCTTCGCAAATAAGCTGACTCAGCGAGGGGGTGATGTTCTTCACGGGAACATCGTCGAGGTTAGCCTGGTACTGTCCGGGGCTAACCCTGGAGCACGGATTGACAACGTGTCTCTCCAGCACTCCGACGGCTCGATCGAGGAACTCGACGAAGCTGTCATCTTTACAGGTCTCGAGCTTAGTCATGCTGATGAGACTGAAGAGGACAACTCTAAGGAGGCCGATGTGGCTGATGAGGAAACTGTCGCGGACGTTCTTAACACGCTGACTGACAAGCAGAAGGACGCCGTATACTACGTCATTGGGCAGGCTATCGAAGATGCCCAGCAGGATGACACCGACGACACCGACGACACCGACAAGGAAGAGGCTATGCACTCTAACATTTTCGAGGGCGATGACACCCTGAAGGGTACCGATGACGAGATCGCGCTGGCGCACTCCGCCGTGGTCGACGCTCTCGAGGACGCTCGCAGCCACAACCTGAGCTCCTTCAAGGACGCTTTCCTTCAGCACGCCGGGACCTATGGCATTGACAACATCGAGGTCCTGTTCCCCGATGCTCGCACTGTCACCGATGAGCCCACCTTCATCAAGCGCCGCACCGATTGGGTTTCGGGCGTTCTGAACGATGCTAAGCACTCTCCCTTCTCTCGTATCAAGTCCATTCACGCGGATATTACGGACGACAAGGCGAGGGCCCTGGGTTACACCAAGGGTAACCGTAAGAAGGAAGAGGTCTTCAAGCTTCTGAAGCGGGTCACCACCCCGACTACCGTCTACAAGAAGCAGAAGTTCGACCGTGACGACCTGATTGACATCACCGACCTGAATGTAGTCGCCTGGGTCAAGAAGGAGATGCGTCTCATGCTGGACGAGGAGATCGCTCGTGCGCTCCTTATCGGTGATGGTCGCGACATTTCCTCCCAGGACAAGATCAACGAGGAGAACATCCGACCCATTTGGAAGGACGACTCTCTCTACGCCATCAAGGTCCTTCTCGAGAAGAAGGTCGTCGGTGAGGATCTTGTCGACGCCATCATCAAGTCTTTCGCCGACTACGAGGGTACCGGTACTCCTAAGCTGTACACTACCCAGGCCGTCGTCACCGAGCTGCTCCTGCTGAAGGACAAGATCGGTCGTCGCCTCTATGAGACCAAGGCGTCTCTCGCCGCTGCTCTCGGCGTTTCCGAGATCGTCGAGGTCCCGGTGATGAAGGGTGCTGCCCGCGACACCAAGAAGAACGGTAAGGCCGACCTCGTTGGTATTATTGTCAACCTCGCCGATTACACGATCGGCGCTGACAAGGGTGGCGAGGTCAACATGTTCGACGACTTCGACATCGACTTCAACCAGTTCAAGTACCTGCTTGAGACTCGCATCTCTGGTGCTCTCACCCAACCCAAGACCGCTATCGTCATCGAGCGGAAGCAGGACGAGGGCGCAATCGTTGCTGGCGAGGACTGAGTCTGAACCATGGCACGATTTTCTGGACTGATCGGTTACGCGGTCCAGGTTGAGAAGGCTCCGGGTGTCTGGGACGACCAGATCACTGAGCATCCGTATCGTGGGGATGTTCTGCGCTCGCAGCGGAGCCTTCAAAACGACACCGAGAATCTTCACCAAAGACTGAATGTTAACAACTCCATCAGTATCATTGGTGATCCATTCGCTTACGAGAATTTCTTCGCCATCAAGTATATTAAGTGGATGGGATCTCGTTGGAACGTCACGAATGTGGAAGTCCGACGACCACGGCTGATACTTACGATCGGGGGTCTGTATAATGGGCCGACGCCGTGAGTTGCAGGAAATTCTCGAAAAGATCCTCGGTTCGAGGTCGGTGTATTTTCAACCTCCGTCATCGATCCAGTTGACGTATCCGTGTATCGTATACGAACTCCAAGATCGTGATACTAAATACGCGGACAATGCGCCATATCGCCACATCAAACGTTACGCGGTCACTCACATATCAAGAGATCCGGACGATCCGACTCCTGATAAAATCGCAAACCTCCCGGGCTGTGATACCGACCGCATGTTCCAACGAGATGGGCTGAACCACCAAACCTTCCGTCTATATTTCTAGGAGGCAGAATGGCTACTCTGGAGTGGGACAAGGTCGGCGAGCACCGGTATGAGTCCGGCGTCGATCATGGTGTCCTGTATGTTTGGGATAAGTCTAAGAAGGCTTACGGAAAGGGTGTCGCCTGGAACGGCCTCACCAAGGTCACTGAGAAGCCCTCAGGTGCTGAGGGTACGAAGAAGTACGCGGACAACATCGCGTACCTGAACATGGTCTCGGCTGAGGAGTTCGCTGCGACTATTGAAGCGTTTACCTACCCGGACGAGTTCCTCGTTTGTGATGGTGTCGCAGTCCCCAAGAAGGGTCTTCAGGTCGGGCAGCAGGAGCGTTCCTCGTTCGCTATGTCTTACCGCACTAAGATCGGTAACGACGCTGACGGTCAGGATGCCGACTACAAGATCCACATCGTTTACGGCCTGCTCGCGTCTCCTTCGGAGAAGGGTTATGAGTCTATCAATGACTCGCCTGAGCCTATCGCATTCTCGTGGGAGGCTAAGTCGACTCCGATTCCTCTGAAGGGCTACAAGCCGGTCTCGTCGCTGTCGTTTGTTGCTTCCGACTTCCAGGAGGCCGATCTCAAGAAGATCACCGACAAGCTTTACGGCACCGCTACCGAGGACCCGAAGATCCTCCTCCCCGACGAGGTCTTCGCCACGCTTGGTGTCACCAACAGCCCGGCTGGTCCCTGACGATCGACTAAGAAAGGATGGTCCTAATGCTAACACTCGAGATCGAACCCGTTGAGTACTACAACGACGAAACGGAGACCTTCGAGAGTCGCGGCGGAGGGACCATCCGCCTCGAGCATAGTCTTTTGGCTATGTCAAAATGGGAGATGCGATGGAAGCGACCGTTTCTTCACGCGTCTCCCGAGACTTCCGAAGAGCTTATTCACTACATCAAATGTATGTCTGTGGACGGTGAGATCCCTGAAGATCTTATCTACGGCCTTACTACATCGCAGGTTAGGCAGGTCTCCGACTATTTGGCGGATCCTGCTACCGCATCGTCAGTAACGAGTCGCCAGAAAGACTCGAAATCAAAGGAACAGACCACAACAGAGCTCATATACTATTGGATGGTGGCGCTTCAGATTCCATTCGAGTGCGAGACATGGCACATTAATCGCCTTCTCATGCTCATTCGAATCTGCAACATCAAGAACCGCCAAGCCGACCCCAAGGCTACTAAGATGTCTCAGGATGAGATTGTCCAAGACTATCGACGGGAGAACGAGAGACGCCGAGCAATGCTTGGAACGAAGGGATGACAATGGGAAAGCACGAAGAGTTTCCTGACGAGGCATTCGCCCCGCAGGAGCGTATTGGAACGGATCCTTTCGAGGATCGAGGTATCGAGGTCAGCCAGACCACGGAGGTGATTAAGTGAGCGTCGCTTATGATGTTCTAGCTCGAGCTGCTGCTCGAATCGGGTATTACGCCCCTGACGACCCCAACCCCGGATCTGAGGCTGGGCGTTATTGGGCCGCCCGAACTGGTCAGCAGTGGCTCGCCGGTCCATCCGACTCAGTCTGGTGGTGTATGCTCTTCGTGAGCATGTGTCTCGATGAGTGCGGTCAGATCGACGCTATTGGCGGATTCTCGTTCAACACCGACTACACCGTCAACAAGGTCCGCCAGCATCCGGATGCGTACTTCGTGTCTGTATACGACGCTGCTCCCGGCGACGTTGTCATCTTCAACTGGGATGGCGGCGGTACCGACCACGTCGGCTTCGTTGAGCGTAATCTGGGCGGCGGAGTTCTCCAGACTATCGAGGGCAACACCTCGTCCGGATCTTACGGATCGCAGTCTGCGGGTAACGGTGTTTGGCGTCGAGTTCGTAGCGAGTCCATCGCTTACGTAATCCGCCCGGCTTACTCTGACAGCTCTGATCCCACGCCTTCTGGTCCGACCGACATCACCGCTCTTCAGCGTGCAGTTCGCGCCGAGGCTGACAACGTTGCGGGCCCCGACACTCGCAGCCGTGTTTACGCTGTCTGCGCGGCATCGGATTGGGCTGGTAACCAGTTCCCGTTTGGAGTTGCGTACACTCAGGCGGTCGTCGGAGCAGTTCCTGACGGAATTTGGGGCGATGCTTCTGAGGAGGCGCACGATGCCTGTGTTGAGGCTATCCAGGCTGCCGTCGGCGCTGAGGTCGATGGTGTTTGGGGTGCTGACACGAACGCTCGTGTGACTTCCGCGCTCGACTCTGCTGAGCAGCCGTAAGAGGTCAAAATGGTAGTCCGGAGGTAACAAGATGGGCTTTTCGTTCACAACTACTGGAGACTATTCCCGTACTGAGACTTGGTTAAAAGGTCTCCGCGACGGCAAGTACCTGAAAGTTCTTGACGCTGCTGGGAATAAGGGCGTGAACGCGCTGTCGAAAGCTACACCGGTTGCCTCCGGGCGAACCGCGGGATCGTGGTCTTACGAGATAAAGCGTAAGGGGCGACAAAGCGCGGAGATCGTTTGGAAGAACGATCACATAGAACAGGGTTTCAACGTGGCTGTGGGTCTTCAATACGGCCACGGAACCCGCACTGGGGGTTATGTACGGGGTATCGACTACATCAACCCCGCCTTAAAACCCATCTTCGAGCAAATTCTTAAGGATGTCGAGGGGGCTATCAAGGGTGGCTAGTATTGACGAGCGAATCGTATCGCTCAAGTTTAATGCCGATCAGTTCTCTGACAACGTCGGTAAGTCCATGAGCTTGCTCGACAAGCTTAAGGAAAAGCTAAACCTTAAGGGCGCAGGACAAGGCATCGCCGAACTGAATGGTTCTGTGAACAAGATCGACTTCGGTCCGATCACTAGCGGAATCGATCGGGTGAAAGAGGGGTTCTCCACCCTAGCGGTCGCTGCCGGAACGGCTCTGGGCAATATCGCGACATCGATTGTCTCAACGCTCGGAAGTGCCCTAAACTCCATCTCGTTCCAGCCTATTAAAGATGGTTTCGCTGAGTACGAGCTGGGGCTTAACTCCGTTCAGACGATTCTCAACAACACCAAATCCAAGGGCGAAGACATCAACACGGTTAATGCCGCGTTGAAAGATCTTAACAACTACGCCGACCAGACCATTTATTCGTTCTCCGACATGACTAAGAACGCCTCGTTGTTCACCGCAGCGGGTGTTGGTCTGAAAGATTCCACGGCAGCTATTAAAGGGCTTTCGCAGTTCGCGGCTGTCGCTGGTGTTAACTCGCAAGAGGCATCTCGAGCCATGTTCCAGATGTCACAGGCTATCTCTTCCGGTACGGTGAAGCTCCAGGACTGGATCTCCGTCGAGAATGCAGGTATGGGTGGCGAGCAGTTCCAGGAAGCCTTGAAGCGAACTGCTCGGGCGCACGGTGTCGCCGTCGACGAACTGATCGCCAAGGAGGGATCCTTCCGAGCGTCTCTGTCTAAGGGATGGCTCGACTCGTCCATCATGCTCGAGACGCTGTCTCAGATGGCAGGCGAGTATAACGAAGAGCAGCTTCGCTCGATGGGTTATACCGACGAGCAGATCGCCCAGATTCAGGATCTTGCTGCGACGGGTATGGATGCAGCCACCAAGATTAAGACCTTCTCACAGTTGATCGATGTGATCAAGGAAGAGATGGGGTCTGGTTGGGCTGAGACCTGGCAAATCATCATGGGCGACTTCACCGAGGCTAGCGAGCTTTGGACTGAGGTTGGCGGGGCGATCACCGGTGTATTCAAGAACATGTCGACCGCCCGAAACACCATGCTCCAGGGATGGAAGGATCTCGGCGGACGAACCGAGCTTATTCGTGCTCTAATCGACACGGTCAAAGGGATCGTTCCGCTGTTCTCGGCCATCGGTAAGGCATGGGGCGAGGTATTTCCCCCGATGTCCTCTGAGGGACTCTTAAAGATCACTCACGGGTTCTCTGAGTTTATCCAGAAACTCGTCCCGAGTCAGGAGACCATCGCTAAGGTCGGACGGGTATTCAAGGGTGTCTTCTCGATCATGCATATCGGAGTGACCATCGTCACATCGATTATCAAGGTGTTCGGGAAGGTATTCTCGGCTTTCGGTAGCGGCTCTGGTGGCGTTCTGTCTTTCGCTGCGACTCTCGGCGATCTCGCCGTAAAGCTCGATCAGTTCTTGACTGGATCCGGACGTTTGCAGCACTTCATCGAGGGCTTCGGAACGATTGTCTCGGGCGTCATTCGAACGGTCATATCCTTCATCACAGGGATCGTGAAGTCTGTCACCGATTGGGCAAAATCTGTCGATCTCATCGAGAAGATGAAAGACGCTTGGCGTGGTTTTGCAGATTCCATGTCGGGTGTTAAAGACGCTTTCAATAAGGTTATCGGTGTATTCACTCGATATGATCAGTCTTTGGCTGTCGCACAATCCGCTGGTAAGGGTGCTTCGTACGTCGTCGACAAATTGAAGTCTGCTTTGACTGGGCTCTGGAATGTTCTTCAGAAAGTC